CGGGGGTCATATCCGCGCCGCCGTGGGGCTTTTCCTCCACCGGGAGCGCGTCCCACCACTTTTTACCACCGCCCGAAATGCCGAACATTTCAATAAATGCGTTGATATGGCGCATTGTCGTTGCGCTGTATCCCTCCCACATTCGGACAAATTCGCCGCTTTTATCAATCTTGCAAACGGTAGTATCATAGGACTGTAAAAGCGTTTCCCCGTCCTTTTCAATAACTTTCGCTTTCCCGTAAAAGGATTTTGCACGGTCATAGCCGCTCGGCGTCAATTCGTAAATTCGCATTTTGTGAACCTCCTATAATCTGTTTTGTGTTGTTTGTTGTCCTGTTGTGATTATAGTATAATTCAGCTTTTCCGAATTGTCAACCCTTTTTTCAATATTTTTTATCTTTTTCGGATTATTTCAAATCCTACTTATTATATAGCGAAATTCGCCCCGCGCCGCCGTCCGGCAATGGGGCTTTTGCTTTATTGCGGTAAAGCGTTAATAGGAACAGGGCGAAATCCCCACAAATCCGTGAAAAATCCGCGCAAAAAGACCGCCCAACGGTGGCGGCAGGTGAGCCGCGCTCCCGCTTGGGCGGTCTGCGTGATAGTCGATAGTCGAAAGTCGTTTGAGAGTCGAGAGTCGTTAGTCGCTCTGAGAGTCGCTGTCAGAGTCGATGAGGTAACGCTGTCGAATGTCCTCTGCGTCATAGTCGGAGTCGTTCTGCTGATTTGGAGTCAGCACATATTCGGTCTTGTCTTGATAGCCGTAGTTGTTCTTGCCGAGGAAGATACCCGAAACAGGGTTAATTTTGCCACTGTTCATATAGGTTTCCCACATATTTTCCAACATTTTATACGCCTTTTTAATGGAGTCGGCTACCTCTCGCGGCAATGCTGTCTTATATCCGGCACTTCCAGTCGGTCTATCATGTGCAATAGCTGTCAATGTCTGTCTGCTCATTCCGTTCAGCGCAATAGCCATTCCTGCAACAGTCGGTTTCAAGTCAGCTTTCTCATACAACGCAAAATATTCACCCAATCTCTGAGTGACTGCGTTCACATCTTCCATATCAATATCCTGCATATTATACAATGCTATATTGATACTCATAATCTTCGTATTATCTCCCGCTTCGAGCATAAGCCCGTTATCACCAATGACAGGCGAGTTTCCACCACGGGGCTTTTTCTTAATCACCTGCACATCTTTCTGCGCCTTTTTCTCTGCCATTTTTCAATGCACCTCCGTAAAGTCGTATAGTCGCACGAGAGTCCTCTTTCCGAGCCGGAGAGTCCTCTTTTCTTCTTATTCTTCTTGTTACAGAAGTAGTTAAAGTAGTTAAAAATCGGGTTTTGCGTGTAACTTCTTATAGTAGGGATTTTCCTATATAGAGGAAGTTACACGCAAAAGCTAAAAAACAACTACTTTTACTACTTCAACTTGACTGTTTTAATCCGATACAGACTATTTTTTAATCCGAAAAAGACAAGCCCCTAAAAAGGTCGTTATCCGATTAGGATTAGTTTTTCGGAGACTCGCCCGTTCCCGTCTGAAAAACGAAAAGTCGAAAAGATTATTTTTCAATCTTATTCGGATTAGTCTCCTAATGTCGTTTAGGATTATTTTTCAATCCTTTTCGGATAATCGAGCTTTTTCATTTTCAAGCAGGAACGCTACGAGCATTTGAGACTTCATTTTCCAACTCGCAAGCCACGACAGGAGCGTTCCGTCCAGTATGTGAGAGACAATTTCGTTCGGATTTATGTCCTCAAGCATACCCGCAAGCTCATTCAGAATTTTCATTTCCATGCGTAACCCTCCTCACAGTCATAGTCGATAACTCGCTTGACCTCGACCGTTTTGAGGACTACAATGCGATAGTCTTTCCCACACCTGC